ACTTTTTAACCCAGGATCTAAGTCTTATAACACACTTGCCGCCCTAACAAATGGTGATCAAGCCTTAATGCAGCAATTGCAATCAGGTCTTCGTGCTAGAGCGAAAGCAGGCACTGCTAAAAAATACTCTAGCGCAATGAACAGCAAAGATCCAAATAAAATGTTGGATCTTATGGGCCTTGATAAAAGCTCCCCTGTTCGCTCTAACTTTAGATTTAATAGTAGTGAAAATAGAAAGCTTGCTGCAACTGAAGAAGGCTTAGTAGGCGGATACAACGTAGCTCTTAGAACTACCTCAGCAGTTAACGACGCCTTTAGTACAATGGCAGATATTCTTGGGCCAGTAAATGATCTTTTGATGACCTTTAAGGGCGTCTTGCAAACTATGCCTAACGCAGGAAACACCGGAGGCGCTCTTGCAACAGCTGGAAGTACTGTTGCCGGTTTAGGTTCTTCAATTCTTCAGTATGCATTAATATCTAAACTTTTAGGTGGTGGTGGACTCAAAGCGCTTTTAGGTGGTGGTAAAGCAGCACTACCTGCAGTAGGTGCCGCAGCAACCCAGGGCGGATCAATACTATCTAAAGCGGGCCCGGCTCTTTCTTCAGCAGGCAAGTTTTTAGGTACAGCAGGCAAATTTGCTGGTAAAGCTCTTCCAGTTGTTGGTACCGCAATGTCTGCATTTGGTGGATACAAGGACGCTAAAAAGAAAGGCGGCTTTGACTGGGGATCTGTATTTAAATCTACCGCAATAGGTGCCGGTACTGGTGGTGCTATAGGTCTTGCGGGATTTGGTGCTGGTGCAATACCTGGCGCAATTATAGGTGGACTTATTGCTGGTGGAGGTAATGCTCTAGGTCAGCTATTTGGTATGCTGGGCGGAGAATCCAGCAATGGAATGAACATTGGTCATGCCTCAACTCCGCAAGCAGAAACTGCTGGCGCAAATCATATGTGGCCTGTTCCTTCAGCAACACCTGTGTCTTCAGAGTTTGGCCCTCGTCCTGGCGCGGCAGCAAGAGCTGCAAAACAAGGACAAAGAATTAGTTCAAACCACCGCGGAATAGACTTAGCAACACCTTCTGGAACACCTATTACTGCAGCCTCAGAAGGAAAAGTATCAAGAATAGGTAATGATCCAAATGGTTATGGAAGCTACGTAGATATAAAACACCTTGACGGAACTTCTAGCCGATATGCTCACTTACGCTCTATTCTTGTAACTAGCAGACAACAAGTAAAAGCCGGACAAGTTATTGGTAAGTCTGGTGGTGGCTCAAAAGATCCTGGTCGAGGAAACTCTCGTGGCGCACACCTTCACTTTGAAACATTAGATGAAAAAGGAGTCCAGTACAACCCTAGAGATTGGTTTAAAAAACGTAAGGGAGTTCCTCAAGTACTATCAAGCTTAAATGAGGTTGCCTCAAAGATTTTTAAAACTAAAAAAGCTGGGTGGAGCTCTAGTGCTTATGCTTCTCCAAGTATTTTAGCGGCTTTTGGACAAACCATTGTAGACGGAAAACCAGTATCTTATGATGATCTTGAAAAAGTATTTGGAAAGAAAACTGATGCTGTTTTAGCAGCACTTCCTGGTGGCAAATATGATGGAAACATTACTGGTAATAAAAAAGACCTTATAAAATTAATTTCTTCTAAAGGATTTAAGGGAGATGCGTTAAAGACTGCGTACGCAATTGCTATTGCCGAATCAGGTGGTAGATCTAATGCCCACAACGGCGATGCTAGCACAGGTGATGATTCCTACGGATTGTATCAAATTAATATGATTGGTAGCCTTGGGCCTGCTAGACGCAAAAAGTTTAATCTTAAAAGCAATCAAGACCTATTTAATCCAAGTACTAATGCTGGTATAGCAGCTCACATGAGCCAACGAGGTAATAACTGGAGCGCCTGGTCTAGTTATAAAACCGGAACTTACATGAGGCACCTAAAAGAAGCAGACGCTGTTGCTCTAGAAGCACGCGTAGGTGGAGAAGCTAGCAACGGCATGAACGTCGGTGCCCCTGAAGGAGGATCTAGTGTAAACCATGGCGGTGGAGGTAGTAGTAGCGCAACTGTAAACTCAAATAGAAATGTTACAATTAACCTTGATATGAATGTACAAATTGCTCAAGGAAGTGTACAAGAGGCAGAACGTCTAGTTAAGCTAGTTGGAGAAAAATTGAGAAAAGATGCAACATTACGTAAGATTGCGAGTAGTCTATAATGGCATTTACATATCAGTATTTTTACACTGTACAAGTAGAAACAACGTTTATGACTCAAGGTGAGCTAGACTCAGGCGGCGGCACTATTGACCTTCGTGGAGACGATCAAACTTCCATGGACGATGAAAATCTAACAGCTGCATTTGGTCAATATGTTAAGACCCACCTTGAACAAAATTTGGTATCAGCGCAGTCACCTGCACTCGTAGACAGTTACGGTGTATATATTGGCCCACCTTCAGCTGCTGGTCCGTATGCTACTCAAATTCGATCAACACAATATAATGTGTTTAGGTATGTTTTAAGATTTTACCTTAAAAAAACAAATACAAGCAACAACGAATTTACATATTATTGGCTAAATGAAGCTGCTGTAAAAAATGTAAAAATTAAGCCGACTGCTTCAACCTTAAAAGCCGGTGGAGTCCAGATTGATAAGAAAAAAGAACTTGGCTTTAGTGGCCTTACCGCAGCTCAACAAACTTCACCAAACTCTGACACAGAAAATCAAAGTGTAAACTTTTGGTTTAGGCTTACAAATACAGGTAAGACTAAAGCTACGTTTGACCCGCCATTTACAGTAGAAGCAGATATCTTTCCAGATAAAGTTGCCTATCGACCTAGCTTGGGTGCTACAAGAATCCAAGTTGATAAAGAAAGTGCCGCAATTTCTGGTGTGATAAGCCTTGCGGGATTAAATCCACAAATTTACGCAAGAAAAGCACGAGAAACACCTACTATTCCTCCTGAGTTCTTAGCTGCACTTACAGAAAGAACTTTTATAACAGATCAACTTAAGTACCAATATGTCTATGATCTTTGCAACAAGCAATGGATTGGATTTAAAATTGGACGGCATACTGGAACTGCTAATATAACCTATTCTTTTCTAACTTCTAGTCTTGACGGTAAAACAATCACACAAAGTACAAATTACGAAGGTAGATATAATTCTAGCGTAAAAAATGAACCAAATTTACGCGCAATGGAAAAAAAGTTATATGACGCCCAACTTAGTCAATGTGGAGATAAGTTAGACACTAATCTAACAAACGATCCAGAAAAACCAGCGCAAGTATTTCCACCAGCTGATGCTCAAAGATGGAATCCACCACCACATATTGCTAGCAAAGGTATACCTTTTGGCATACGTGCAGGAATTGCACTAGATTCAAAAGGTCAACCATTTAATCCTGACGAGTTTACACAACTAAACGGCAAATATAAGTTTATAGGTGATGACGGACGCTTAGAGCGTGGCCGTATATTTCAAGATAAACTTTCTGCAGAAGTTATGAATAGGAGCGCGTTGTCTTTAGGCACCGGTTCAAAAGCAAAAGCACAACAATGGGGTTTTAGATTTATGTATAATCCAGAAGTTATTGGTTATAGCACTAGTGGCAATAATTCAATTGACTGGACGTTTGGTTCTAAAGATTCTGCAACTTCTCTTACTGGTAATCAAACTGTTAAAGTTGAGCTTTTAATAAGTAGAATTAGCGACCTAAGTTTTTTAAATATGGCTGCCGCAAAGAGAGACGAAACCGCTGCATATGGAAGGCCGTTACAAGATGAAGAGCGCTATGGTCTTTTAAACCGTGGAACTGAGTACGACTTAGAGTTTTTGTACCGCTGTTTAAATGGGGATCCAGAAGAAAATACTATGTTACTAGATGAAAACTATGGTGCTAACATTGGCCACAAAGAATATCGTAGAAGTGCAGATATTGGATATATTACTGGTATCCCATTGTGGATGTACTTAGGACCAAATTTAAGGTATTTTGGTTCTGTAACTGGAATCAATGTTACCCATAAAATTTTTGATCTAAACATGGTGCCCATGCTTTCAGTTATTTCTATTGACTTTACTCGCTACCCTGCTCAATTTAACATAGAGGGAGAAACAGGAATTAGGGCTATTGGTACTTTGGGCGGCGTTGATCCTGCAAGCACACCTACTACACCTACACCATCATAAGAAAGGATAACCATGATTGAAAGAGTTTCACGCTACTACAATGGTCCGCTATCGCAGACTGCTCACAAATATACGGGCAACCCTGCCGTATCCGTTTATCGTGCCTTTCCAACCTCTAAACAAGTACGGTATGTAGAGTATACGTGGGCGGATGGTGACTCAATAGCCATTTTAGCTCAAGCTTATGGATTAGGTTCAAAATATTGGTGGGAAATTCTGGAAATTAATCCAGAAATTGATGACCCATTTAATATCGCTGCTGGAACAGTTCTTAGGGTTCCTTATGGTAATGACTAATTCTCCGTCAAATAGACCATTTATTTGGCAAGAAGAGTCTATAGATTCTTCTTTTACAGTAGAGTTTCCAAAGTCACCTGATATGTCTATGGTGCTAATTGGCGCAGAACTACATAGAAACCCTGAAGAACATGACAGACTTGTTTTACATTTTAAGGGTCACCCAAGCAATAAAAAAACAGGTTTAATATCTGGAGATCCAGTTAGATTTATGTTTAGTTCAAAAAAAGTTAAAGAGACTTGGTATGGGTATATTAGGCACGTAGAACAGCCAAACACCTGGCAAGGTGGAAATACAGATATTGTTTGTGTAGGGGCTACCTATTACCTTAAAGATTCAAATCAAAAAATCTATAAAGATGTTACTGCTGATCAAGTTGTTACAAAGATTGCAAACAAACACGGGCTTGCAACAGTTACCCAACGCCACCCTAGAACACGCCCAAGTGTTGTTCAGGCAGGACAAAGTGACTGGCAGGTCATCAGGAGCTTAGCAAAACAAACTGGTTTTGCTTTAGTTACTGATAACACTACTATTTTCTTTGTATCAAAGGATAAGATTTACTCAGAAAAGAAAAAATCTGCACCCTACTTTTTTTACGTATCTACTGAAGAAGACGGACGAGCTCCCCGTGAGCTTAAGGTACTTGGAACAATAATTAGTTGGAACCCTATGCTTAGTGATTACGCACCAGAGGCTGGAGCAAGAGTTGATCGCGTAATTACTGCAGTAAACACTGCTAATGGAATTGTTGCCCAATCAACTCACCAAAACACTGTAGATGATAATCTTGTTAGCGGAGTAGTTGTGCCTGATGAAGGGTTCTTCTTATCATGACAGTTTTTTCTAACAATAAGTCTGCTGCAACAGCTAAAGCAGGGTTTAAAAAATATCACGTACACGAAGTGGCAACTAGTCAAACAGACGCTAAACAAATCGCAGATTCCTATAAAAAGTCACATAGGTATCAACATAGAGCTCAAGTATCAGTTGTTGGCCACCCCTCTATCAAACCATATGACCCTATCTATTTAGACGGGCTACCTAACGGACTTTCTGGGTATTGGACTGTTCTTTCTGTTGTTCACGTATTTGGGGGACGACCTTCAGATTACTTTTTAAATTTAGAGGTTGGTACAGATATACTTGGAGATGCAGACCCTACTGCAGCTACTCGCGCAGCAACTAGGGATATTCAATCAGAGCTATCCGGACAGTCTTTAGTGGGGTATGCAACTATCTTGTCTGAGTTCTCATTATCACCAAACTCCTCAGAGCTTATCCCATCTAGAACATTAATGCCCACAGCCTATACCTCAACCTCTGTAACAGCTGTCCCAAGCGTCTATGGGGCGACTAAATTTTTAGACTACTACCCTAATTTGATTTCTATAAAAAACCCTGTAAAATGGGTAGCTACAAGTAGTGGGAGAATTGTAAAATGAGTTTTGATAATTACGGTCTTGATGAGAATGCTTTTAACCACGATCCGCAAGGAAGGTCTAGGTTTTATGGGATCTATTCTGCCCAAGTAGCCGCTGGCCTAGACCCTACAGATAAAAACAGAATAAAAGTTAAAGTGTTTATGCCCTCAGGTACGGAAGTATCTAACTGGGCTAAAGCTTGCCTACCTGTTACAGATTCGTCATACCACCCAGATCACAAACCCCATATTGTTGCTGACCTTGCCGCCATGTTAACTACAGTCCCTGTATCTGTAACAGACTCTAGAGGGGATACAGAGACTGTCCCTGCCCTCACAATAGTGGCAAAGTCTCCAGGCAACCAACAACTAAACCATGAACATGTAGCAGTTACTAAACAAAAGACGGTAAGCAAAAATAACGCCACTATTGTTGCAAATTCTCCAAGCGCTACCACAGACTCTAAGGAAAATAGTAAGTATACTGATGATAGTGGGCTTGGGGTTGGTACGACTGTTGGCTCAAAAGGCACATTGGTTCCTGAGCACACCTTTCATAGGTCCGTACCTGTGGAAGGACAAATGGTTTGGGTTGTTTTTGAAGCCGGCCTTCTTGAATATCCTGTTTGGATTGGAGTACAGTCATGAGTTCTGCAATTAGTTATCCATACATTTTAGATATAAATGGAGTTGTTAAAAGTACAGTAACATCAACTAAACTGTACCTAGATAGAGTAGTTACCCTTTTGTCAACAAATGTTGGTCAAAGACCTATGCTTCCTGAATACGGCACAGATTGGTCTACTACTTTGTTTGAAAACGAAAACAACTACCGTAGAGCAATACCTATTGCTATATCTAACGCAATACGTAGATGGCTTCCGGACCTGTCTGTAGAAAAAATAGAACTTTCTGGAGACGAATATTCTGGAATAGTCTACGTAAACCTATACTTAAAATTACCAGATAATACAATAGCAACTATGAAAATTAACACGGCAACATTTAATTACGATGGATTGGTTACGAGGTAAAAAATGGAAATTGACTACACTTCTAGAGATTTTGCTGCTTTAAAAGCAGACCTAATTAATTTAATTAAGTCTAGAACTAATACTAACTGGAACCCTACAGACTACTCTGACCTAGGAAACGTACTAGTTGAGTCATTTGCGTACATGGGGGATATTATGTCCCACTATCTTGACCGTATTGCAAACGAAACTTCTATTGATACTGCTATTAAAACCGATACATTATTGAATTTTGCTAATCTCTATGACTACGTAGTATCTGGTCCAACACCTTCAACTGTATACGTAACTTTTACAAATGGATCTACAACAACTTCATATGATATTCCAATTGGAACTCAAGTTATTGCTCCGCTTTCATACGGCCCATTTGCACAGGTTTATTTTGAGACTTTAGAGGCCGCTACAGCGTTGTCTCCAGGAGCAAGCATTACGCTACTGTGTGAAGAGGGAAAAACAGTAAACACTGACCGTCCAGATCAAATTGACAGTAACTACAATAAAGCTTTGCCAGCAAATTTAGGTACGTCTAACGGATCAGAAGATCAAACATTTTTAGTCTACGACTACGGTCTAGTTAACAAATCATTAACAGTATACGTAGGTCAAGGAACGGCTTTTAGTTCATGGTCTTATGTAGACAATCTATTAGAGTACGGACCAACAGATAAGGTCTTTACAGTTGTACGAGACTCTGAAGGTTTTGTAAGCGTTGTGTTTGGAGACGGAATTAATGGGTCTATTCCTGCGTCAAATCAACTTATTAGTGCGGTTTACAAATCAAGTGTTGGTGCTGCTGGCAATATTAAATCACTTCTTATTAGTGAAGTTACTTTTATTCCAGGAAACCTTGACATTCAAGTACCAACTTATATAGAAGTAACTAACGCCTTGCCTTCTTCTGGTGGGGCGGATGCGGACACTTTTGAGCAATTGCGTAAAAAAGTAAAGGCTGCAATCGGCACAAGAAAACGTGCTGTTACCCTGCAGGATTATGCAGATCTTTCTCTTATGGTTCCTCAAGTAGGTAAGGCAAAAGCGTCGTCTAATGTTTACTCTTTAGTAAATCTGTACATTCAGGGACCAAACGATTTGACACCTGCCCCAGGTTACCCACAAGTTAAAAATATTGAGTCTGCCTCAGGTAATGGCACTACCGTAACATACACATGTAAAACACTTAACCCACACGGACTTTCTGTTGGAGATGTAATAACTATTTCTGGTATGTATTTAACAGCGTACAATCTTTCTGAAGTAACAGTAGCCTCTGTTCCTACTGATCTTACATTTACGGTAACTAATGCAGCTACTGGTACTTGGAACACAACAACTGCTGACGGTCGTACGGGCTTAGCAATTAAGACTGCAACTGCTGTAAGTCCAGCACTTACAAATACTTGGAACGGTATTGCTTCTGAGGTAACAAAATACTTTGCTGATAAAGTTCCGGCAGGAATATCCTTAAATATACTTCCACCATCATACGTACCAATTTACCTAAAATATACTGCAACTATTGACCCTGCGTATAAACAAGCAGATATTAAACTTGCTGTTTATCAAACAATGCTTGGGTTAGATGGAATGTTTCATTATAATAATAATACTTTTGGTGATAGCATTCCTTTGTCTCTTGTTACGGCAGAAATTCAGAATATTCCAGGAATTTTATCAGTAGTTATTAACAAGCTTAATACAGATGATGGCAGTAGTGCAGGAACTATTGTTTTATCTGACTCTCAAATTCCGTTTTTAACTGCGTCAAATTTGACATCAGTTATTAACGGCGGAATTGAGTAGGAAAATAAATGGCTAAATACGGTACAAGTAGATACGGCTCTGGTTTTAGATACGGCGAAACTTCAGCTGTCGGTGTTTACTATAACTCTGGCATTGAGGCTTGGTCGTACAACTATAATGAAATTGCCGTTTCTTGGGGAGTTATTATTCCTGACCCAAATGATGGGGTATTAACTCATTGGAAATTAGTTAGAAGTACCGTTGGAAATGTTGACAACCCTAATAATGGCACTTATTTAGCTGGTGGTCTATACTCTACAATTACCAGCGGCTATACAGATATAGTTGCTAGTAATTTTAATGGTGAGCATTGCTATTCTCTTTGGGTATTTACTGGAACTAAATGGATATCTTGTGGTGCTGCCTACGCTTTAAACGTTTCAGACGAAAGCAGCCTACAAAGAGTATCAAATTGGCTACCTAAAGCGTGGTTAAACGTTACAGACTACCGTACAGGAGAAGCGGTAGGAGAAAACGAAGACAACACTTTTTATAAAGT